TCCGGTGACGTTCGTAATCTGACTGAACAGTTCGGCAGGCTGGGATATGCCCTGCCAGACAGCAAGGAAGCCTTCGCCGCCATGGTCGCTGGCATCGACACCAGCACCGAGGCCGGTCAGAAACTCTTCGGCCAGATGATTGCGCTGTCTGATGCGTTTGCCAAAGTCGCAGATCAGGCACAGCAGATTCGCGACAAGTACGCCGACATCCTCGATCCGTTTAAGAAGTTCTCCGATCAGATCAATCAGGTGGGTAAGGATTTCGGCACCCTTATCGGCGGGCTGACCGGCGAATCAAAAGGGCGGATCAGCACGATTGAAAGCACTGCCGCTAAATTGCGCGGCACATTGACCGGCAATCGCAGCGGCTTGAATAAGGAACTGGCCGATCAGCAAGCGATTATCAAAAGCAACCGGGACGCCATCATCGGCTATCAGGAGCGGCTGGATAAGGAACTGGCCAAGAAGCCGAAGAACCAGAGCAAGGCGCTGATAAAGAAGCTCGAAAGTTACATCCAGCAGGCCGAGTCCAGCATCAACGGGCTGTTGAGCATGAGCGCCGATGTCAATGACAGAATTGCAGCCATCAACCAGCAGATCGCGCAGGTAGATGCTCAAGAGGGCATCGACAAGATTGCCGAATGGGATCGTTTGGCCCGCGAAAAGCAGGCCATCATCGATGATGCCGTGACCTCAATGGGCGCGACGCTCGAAGACGTGTTCAGTCAGATCGTCCAGACCGTCCAAGCCAGCCAGCAACGGCTGCAATCGGTGTTCGCCGTGCAGAAGTCACTGGCCTCGCAACTGGCGCAACTGCAAGGGCCGGGGGCTGTCTTTGACCTGGCGAATGCCGACCGCAACAATGCCTTTGGTGCCATCGACAACTACATCCTCGGTGTGCAGGGCGGGGCAGGGCGCAATGTCGAGACGGAAGTCGGGCTACTCAATGATGCCCAGTCTGCGGTCATGGCCCGCTACAACGCCGAGATTGCCGCCATTCAGGAAGCCGAGCGCGAATACATCGCCGCTGAAACCGACCGGCTGAATGCCAGCCTGCAAGCCCAGATCGACGCTATCAATGCCGCCACCGATGCGGCCATTGATGCCGAGTCGGATCGATTGGAAGCCGCCATCAAGGCGCAGCAGAAGATTGATAAAGCCGAACAGAAGGCATTGCAGAAACAGTTCGACAAGGAGCAGAAGGCGCTGTCTAAAGCCCACGACGCGCAGATGCAGGCGCTCACGGATGAACTGGACGCGGCCAACAAGCTGTCCAGCGCCATCAAGTCGATTGCAGAGTACGCCAGAGGCATGGCGCTAGGTGGCAACAGTCCGTTGTCACCTGAACAGCGGCTGGCCGAGTCCCAGCGTCAATACCAGGAACTGTTGCTAAAAGCCCAAGGCGGCGATGCCGAGGCGATGGGCAAGCTGACGGGGGCCAGCGATGCCTACCTGGAAGCCAGCAAGGCGTATTACGGCAGCGGCACCCAGTACGCCAACACGTTTGACGCGGTGAAGAATGCCATGTCCGCCATCGGCGGCATGTCAGCGCCCGATCCTGACTCGATTCAGTCCCGCATTGATCTGTTGCGTGAGCAGCAGGCCGAAGCAATGGACGCGCTGCGCGAACTGCAATCCGAACAACTGGACCTGCTCCGCGAACAACAGCAGGAACAACTGGACGCTATGCGAAAGGCCAGCCAGTTGGTGCGGGACGGCATCAGAGAGGCCGCGCAATCCCAGATTGAGGAATTGCAGAAGCAGACCCAGCAAGCGATTGCTGACCTATCTGACCCGAACAAGAACCTCGCCATGCGGGCCGCACGGGAAGCCGCTGAACGCGATCTGAAAGAACTGCAACGACTAGCCGAACTGACCCGCATCGAAGCGCAAAAGCAGGCTGACGAGGCCAAGGCCCAAGCCGAACAGATGGCGAAAGATGCCTTGGACTTGGCAAATTGGCAGCTTGAGCAATTGAAGGCAGGCACCCGCTTAAACACAGCGCAACTTGAAGCCCTCAACGCCATCCTTGCCGGACAGGGACTCAATACGATCCCGGTGCCTCAGTTTGCCAAAGGCGGCCTCGCCCAACCCGGCCTCGCCATCGTCGGTGAACAAGGACCGGAACTGGTCCGCTTCAACCGTCCAGGCCAGGTCTACAACGCCAACGACACCAAATCGATGCTGGGTGATGACGAGAAGATTGTCGCCGCGATTGCCGAACTCAAAGCCGAAATGCGGGCCGTGGTGGTCACGCAATCCAACGCCAACCCGCAGATTATTGCCGAGCTATCCGAGATGAAGACCAAGCTGGCAAAACTCGAACGCAACCAGAGGATACAAGCCTGATGGCCGCACTTAGCAACTACCTAGAAAACAAGCTGGTCGATCAGCTATTTCGCGGGCAGGCGTACAGCTTCCCGACGACCCTGTATATCGGCCTGCTCACATCGGCTCCCTCGGATAGCAGCAGCGGGACGGAAGTGTCGGGCGGCAGCTATGCCCGCGTGGCTGTGACGTGCAGCCTTGGCAACTGGGCCGGAACACAAGCTGCGAACAGCACCGTAGCCTCATCTGGCACCTCCGGCACCACCAGCAACAACAACGCCATCGAATGGGCCGATCCAACGGCTGACTGGGGAACCGTCACTCATTTCGGCATCTTCGATGCGCCGACCGGCGGCAACCTGCTGGTCTGGGGTGCCATGACCACCGCCCGACTGGTCGCCAACGGTGACAGCGCACCCACCATCCCGGTGGCGCAGTTGCAGATTCAACTGGATAACTGATTATGGCCGACAAGAAGATTTCAGAACTGACCGCTGCGCCAACGGCCATCACGGTCGATGACGTCTTACCGATGGTGCAGGATGGGGATACTGTCAAGGCATCTCAGGCGGACCTATTGATTCATGCCATCGGCGCAGTCGCCTACGCCACCGACATGGCGCTGCTGGGGGTGCGAGAAGGTCAGCGAGCTGAGGCCACTCTAACCACTAGAGCCAACACCGTGGATGCCACGGTGGCGACCTACGATTCGGCCATTGAAAACCAACTCCTCGGCGAAGTTCGTCATCTCCTCGACCTGTCAGGGATGAATGCAAAAACCTTGGCCGAAACCCCACGACTCCGCGCTGCCCCGGCCTCGGCTTCCGCCACTGGTACTCAAGGCGAGTGGGCCTGGGACAGCAGTTACATTTACATCTGCACCGCGCTCAACACTTGGAAGCGCGTCGCGATCTCAACCTGGTAAGGAAACACCATGCCCGATTACAACGAAACCGACTTAACCGGCAAAGCGTGGCAACGGTGCCATGAGGTCAGCATTGCCAATACCCGAGGCACCTTGCCGGTGGTGCAGTTTTATGAGGAGCGAGTGATCGCGCTGGAAGACGGCGCAGAAATCCGCCAGGGGTTGGGGCCACTGACCGTAGCCTTTGACCCGGCTCGCGAGATTGCCCTGCGTAACCCGGAGACGGGCGAACCCACCGGGGCGACGATGACCTATGCCGACGCCTATGCCGTGCTGTATTCCGCCTATCTTGACGCGGCTGTCGAGCGCGACGCAAACCAGCCTGCCCCAGTGGACCCCGAAGCCCCTCTTAGCGAGTAAATCATCATGGCCCTGACCATCAATATCCCCGACACCCTCCGCAAAACCGTAGAGGCCGCGTCCAATGGGCGCAACACCGTACTGTATACCGCCAAGGGCCAGCCGTGCCACATGTTCATCTTGCAGCATACCGACATGGCCGCTGCCAATACGGCATTGGGCATCGCTCGCCATCCGGCCTTCATCGTCAACGGCGTCAACAAGTCCGAACTGTTTATTGGCCAGCATCTGGGCTTTTCGAGTAATGGCGAAATGGTGTCCTGGCCGGGAGTCAACCCGCTCAATACCATCAATTTCGACAATGCCATGCTGCTGGCCCGCGCCAATGGCAACGGCTGGCACATGATGAGCAACGCCGAGTGGTCTGCCGTGGCGCTCTGGTGTTACTACAACGGCTTCCAGCCAAGAGGCAATACCAACTATGGCCGGTCGTCCGATGTGACCACCGAGCGCGGCGTAGATGATGCAACCGGACGACTGGCATTGGCCACCGGCACAGCCACCACCCGCACCCGCACTGGCTCTGGCCCCGCCTCCTGGCGGCATGACAACAGCCCGTTTGGCATTGCCGATTTGTGCGGCAATGTCTGGGAATGGCAAACCGGCATGCGTGTGAACAGCGGCGAGATCAATGTGTTGGCTAATAACGATGCCGCGCTCTCGACCGCTAACTTTGCAGCCGGGTCCAGCGACTGGAAAGCCATCGACGGTGCGACGGGTAACTTGGTGACCCCCGGGGCCGCCGGTACCGTCAAATATGCCAGCGCAAACAGCGGGACGGCGGACTACACGCTTTACCGCGCATCCGGCAGCAGTTTTGAAGGCATGGTCAATTCGACTGGGGTCAATCCGGTGTCAGCCGCCGCACTGACGGTACTCAAGTCACTGGGCTTATTCCCGATTGCCACATCCGGTTTGGGTGCGGACGCCTTCTATTTGAATGCCGGGATTGAGGCTTTGCCGTTCCGTGGCGGTAATTGGGTCTTCTCTGCGGGTGCGGGGGTGTTTGCTTTGGGTTGCGGCAATGCCCGCTCGTTCACGGACGTCAGCATTGGCGCTCGGCCCGCCTTCGTGCTTTGACCGCCCGAGCGGTAGCGATGGGCATTCATGACGAAGCGAAACTGGATACCAAGTTCACCGAGTTTGCCAAACAAATGAATTTGTATCTCAACCATTTTCCGAAATACGAGCGGTATGGGCTGGCCCAGCAAATCCGCGTCAAGGCGTATGAGGTCTATGGCTATATCGTCGAATCGCAAAAACGCTACCAGAAGAAAACCAGCCTGACCAATCTCGATATTTGCCATGAGCAATTGCGCATGTTGGTTCGACTGGCCTTTGAATTAGGCTACTTTCGGTTTAAGGATGGCTCGAAACCGGCTGAGAAAGAAGGCGAAAAAACCGCGCAGCACCGCTACCTCACGCTCAGCCGCATGATTGACGAGCTGGGCCGCATGATTGGTGGCTGGATTCAGGCCGAAAGGGCCAAACAAACTACCCAGGACACTGGGGGTAAAAGGGAAGCATCTTGAAATGTTTAGGCTTTGCCGATCCGTGGCGGTAATTGGAACAACTCTGCGAATGCAGGAGTGTTTGCTTTGAATTGCAACAATGCCCGCTCGAATACGAACGACAACATTGGCGCTCGGCCCGACTCGACACCTCGTACCGGGCAACCGGCATGTGGATTCAAGGGAGATGCTTTCCTGCATCCGGCGCAAGCCGGTGCGAAATCTGCCGGAATCCCCCATCCCAGTAGGCCCAATGGGTTCGACCGTCTGGGGGAATCCTTATGAAGCGTGTCGGCTATCTGTTTGATAAAGCCTTCACCTATGATTCGCTGTATCAGGCATGGCTGGACGCCAGCCAGGGAAAGCGTAGCCGTCGGGCAGCCCTGGAGTTCTCGCGCAATCTGGCGGGCAACCTGGATATGCTGTATCAGGAATTGCGTTCCGGCCAGTATCAGCCCCAGCCCTACCACGTTTTCAAGGTTTATGAGCCAAAAGAGCGATTGATCTACGCCCCGGCTTTCCGTGACTTGGTGGTACAGCACGCCATCTATCGGCTTACCTACCCGATCTTCAACGCCAGTTTTACCGATCACAGCTTTGCCTGTCGCACCGGCAAAGGCACCCATGCGGCAGCGGATTATTCCCATGCCGCTTTACGCGCCACCCCAGCAGATAGTTATCTATTGCAGATGGATATCAAACGATTCTTTTACCGCATTGATCGGGACATTCTGCGCCAGCAGATCGAGCGCAAGATCAAGGATCGCCGGTTTGTTGATGTGATGATGCAGTTTGCCGAATACGGTCAGCCGGTAGGCATTCCCATTGGCAATTTGCTCAGCCAGATGTACGCCCTGATTTATCTCAACCCACTGGATCATTTTGCCAAGCGGATACTCAAGGCTAAATGGTATTGCCGCTATGTGGATGACTTTATTATCTTCGGCGGAACGCGGGCGGATCAGCTTGGCATGTTATCGAGGATCGTGCAGTTCTTACAGGAAACGCTGCATCTTGAGCTGTCACATTACAGCCTGCACAAGATTAAGCGCGGCATTAACTTTGTCGGCTACCGCACCTGGCAGCGCGTCCGCTTTATTCGGAAGCACAGCTTGTTCAATTTCAGCCGAGCCGTAAAATCAGAGCAGCGAGACAGTATTATCTCAATACTAGGCCATTCCAGAAAAACAGGGAGCTTCCGGCACTTGATGAATGCTCTCTTTGACCATAACCCGGCGATGTATCTGAAATTACCCAGAGCATGGCGTGAGGCAGTAAAAGCCCACGTTCTGAGCGAAGCTGAAGCATGACCAATTACATTCTTCAGGAAGATGGCGGACGCCTATTAACGGAGGCTGGCAGCGATCCGCTGATTCAGGATCGTGACCGATTCTTCGCGGCCACCGCCACGGCAGAGGCGACGGCCCAGGTGCTGCAATTCAAGCGCGGGGTGGGTTTCTTTGCGGTGGCTATGGGCGAGGCGCAAGCCGCCGTCCTGCAATTCAACGTCACGCGCTTTGAGCCACGTTATGACCGGCGCATCACGCGCATCTTCTTGTCTGAAATCGAAGCTTATGACCCAGCGTCATCCAGTGTAATCACCTACCGCTTTGCGTCCGGTCAAGGCTATGACAATGCTGGGACGTTCTATAAGCCGCGCATAGAGAATCCAGCGACGTTCTCACGCAGCATGGCGGGTGGGCAGATCGGTGGTAAGACTTCAATGAGCTTTGGTGAGTTGACGCTGGTCAACATCGACCGTGAACTGGCGGCGATGGCCGATGACTATTACGACGGACGGACCCTCACGCTGAAGATTGGCGACCCGGCAGCGGCATACAACACCTTCACTACGGTCCTGAAGTCCACGATTGAGACGGTGGCCGTTGAGCGGGAGCGCATCTCCGTGCGGCTGCGGGATCGGTCGGTGGCGCTGGACAAGCCGTTCAGCACGGCCAAGTTTGGCGGGACCAATGTGCTGCCAAACGGCATCGACGGCACGGCGGATGACATCAAGGACCAACCGAAGCCGCGCATCCTCGGACGTATCGCGCTGATGCAGCCGGTACAGGTGAACACCTCAAAGCTGATCTACATGGTCAACGCGGGTGCTGTGGATGCCATCCTCAACGTATTCGACGCGGGTGCGTATCTCGCCAAAGGCGCGGACTACACAAATCAGGCCGACATGGAGGCGAATGAGCCAGCGCAAGGCACATGGCGTGCTTGCCCCTCTATCGGGTGCTTCCGTCTCGGCTCTGTTCCCTACGGCCAGATCAGCGTGTCTGTGACGGAGGAATGGGATTACCTATCGAATACAGCAGCAGGTTTGGTGCAGCGCATCCTCACCGAGAAAGGCTACACCTCCAGTGATTGGGTGGCCGCTGATTTCACCACCCTCAACAGCAAGAATGCGGGCAGCTTGGGCATCGTCGTCCAAGGCGAAGAAACCACGGCCAGCCTCATTGACCGCATCTGCCAATCGGTCGGTACCTGGTGGGGTTTTGACTCACTGAACCGCTTCCGCATCGCCCGCTTCGAAGCGCCCTCTGGATCGCCCGTTGCCACGCTAACCGATAACGAGGTGCTGGAGATTGAGCGCCAGCCGGAGGGCCAGTTGCCGCTGTGGCAGACCACTCTCAAGGCCGACATCAACTACGTCACGCAAGATAAAAAGTCACTGGCGGGTGTGGTGCCGGAACTCAGGGCTGCATGGTTTGCGTCCGAGTCACGCGACCAGAAGGCCGAGAACGCGGATGTGAAGACGCAGAGGCTCCTGGCCGAAACCGAAACCTACGATTCGGCCCTCAACGGCATTTCCATCGCTCAAGCGGAATCTGCCAGACGACTGGCGTTGTTCTCTCAGCGCCGGGATGTCGTCACCGTCACGCTGGCCAATCCGGCGGATCGCTACGCCACGCTTGATCTGGGTGCTGTCGTCAATGTGCAGTCGGACAAACTGAGTTACGGCACCGGGCGCTTGATGACCGTCATTTCTGTCTCTGCCGACTTCCAGTCCGGCACACTCGATCTCACACTCTGGGGGTGATATGTCATTAGTGTTGGGCTACGCAAATCAGACCGATGTCTCTACCTTGTCAGGCGGCACCTGGAACGCCAGCTATCCGCTGTCGAATCTGAAGACGCGCTACCTCTATCAGAAGACCCGCAGCAGCAACGCGCTGGCGGCGAGTACCGTCATCAACCTTGATCTCGGCACGGCGCAGAGTATCGGCGTGATAGCACTGGTCGGCCATAACCTGTCTGCGACGGCCACCGTGCGTATCCAAGGGGCCAGCAATTCCGGCATGAGTCCGACGCTGTATGACTCGACCGCCGAGACGGTCTACAGCGCCACGGACTATGCCAAGCACTTCACCGCCGTTAATGCCCGCTACTGGCGAATCAGCATCAGCGATACCGGAAACACGGCGGGCTACGTGGAACTCTCCAGACTCTTTATCGGCTGGCGGTTTATGCCGACCGTGACCAATGACTTCGGAGAGACGCTGGAGCTGGAATCGCAGACGGTCGTCCAGCAGTCGCTGGCGGGACCGGAATACTTCGATGAGCGGCCCAATCGCCGCATCTGGCGCGGGCAGCTATCTTGGCTGAGTAACACCGAAGCCTACCGCATGTTGCTGGTCATGTTGCGGCAGCAGGATGTCAGCCGCGAGGTCTATCTGATCGCGGATGATGCGGACCTCACCTTTCGCGATCAGCGCAACTTCCTCGGTCGGATGCGTTCGCTCAGTTCGATTGAGTACCCTTATCCGCTAAGAAACTCAGCGGCGTTGGAAGTGGCGGAGGTTCTCTGATGGCGCTTTATCGTGAGAATGCCACGGGCTTCGTACAAGAACACGCCAGCAATCCAGGGTCTGGCTATACGCTGATTTCCAGCCAGCCGACCGACACCATTGCCAACCGTGTGACATGGTGGCGTGATGTGGACAAGGGCAGCTTGACCTCGGCATGGCATCCCAGCCTTCAAACCGGCGATCCCGAATCACCCGCGCCGGATGACGGGGCCGGACGGGGCATCAACATCCTACCGAATGACTATGCCAGCTTTGAGTGGCCCGCCGGATTGCCGCCGACGCACACCACCAATGCGACCATCAGTCAGCAGACCAATCGCATCCACGGCGAGAAGTGCGCTCGCGTCACGCTCTCGTCAGCGGGCGGCGTGGCGTGGCTATCGGCCAGCGGGCAGTTCAACATTTTGCTGACGGCAAACCGCAAGTGGATCATGTCGTGGTTCGTCAAGCCCAGCACGGCGGTGGCCCGAACCGCCAGCATCCGCCTGACGACGGCCACGGCGACCTATACGGTCAGCGGCACCACCGATGGCAGTACGTCTTGGCAGCGGCTATCGGGTGTCTTTGACCTCACGGCAGATGCGGCTACCGAAGCGCGGATCGGTCTGTCGCTGGACACCACGGGGGTGGCGCTGGACTTTGACGGACTCATGCTTGAAGAGCAGATCGGGCGCGAATCTGACCCGTCGCCGTTTTACTCGCCGTGGGGATTTGGATCGGTAACGAAGCCAGAATACTGGCCTGATTACGGCATCCCGACCATCAAGCTGTACTCCGACCTGCAAGCGCGGATCAACCTGATCGATGGCGCATCGTCGCTCGATGGCAGCGTCAACAAGAGACTGGCTGACCAGTACACCGGATTAGTGCAGCAGATCAATCAAGTCTCGGTCGGCAACGGCCAGTTTGACAGCAAGATCATCTATTACTTCGACCAATCGTCTGAAATCACCGGCTGGACCGGCACCAGTGCCTCGCTGGCCGTCTCTGGCGG